AGGTTTTGTATGACACAGTAGTAAAATTCCATCCTGGAGCAATGGTGGTGTGGGAAAAGACCAAAGGTGTTAAACCCAGACCACCATATATAACTCTCGGATACAGCAATTTGGAGAGGTCGCAGTTCCCTTTATCAGACGATGAGGGAGAGCATAAGTATTATAATTATTCCTTTTTGTTTGAGATAAATCTGTACACAGTAGGAAAGGAAATCAAGGTAGATGGTGTTGGCACCGGAGCTTATGAGAATACTGCTGTGGAAGATTTAGAGGAATTTGTACGATTTGTGGATTCTGATGAAACCACAGACCTGCTTGCAACTAAAAATGTAACCATTGTTATGAACCCGCCAATCAGGGATTTATCAGAACTTATCGGAGATACGAAATTCAACTACCGTTCAATGGTGGAATTTGCCGTGACCTTTGTGGGAACAGCGGACGGAAGATATGGAGTATCTGGTGATGAAGCTGTTCCTAATCCTAGTGGCGGCGGGTTGAAAGAATTCACAGAGGCAGAAAACTTTGTGATAGAAAAAGTAATAATACAGGAGGAAACAGACGATGGCAGCAATTAGAAATAATCTTGACGAAATCGTAAAGGTGGATATCGAGATTTCCACTCCTGCATCCAGTGACGAGAGTTTCAGCAACATTCTTATGGTTGTTGAGGCACCGGATGAAGTAGGAACAGAGGAAATTGGTACATCGGTCATTGCGATTTCACAGGCCGCTGATTTGGGCGACTATGGTTTTTCGTCTAATCATCAGGCTTATGTAATGGCAACTGTGGCTTGCTCACAGTCGCCGACTCCCGACACAATGTATGTGATCGTGAGAAATGCTGTGAATGATGAAGATGAGGATAATGTGGAGTATGAGGCAATGGCAGATGTTCTTAACAGGGCATTAGAGGCAGGCGGCTGGTATGGTATTCACTTATCCAAAACTTTTAATAACAAGGCAGACCTTGAAGCAACCATTAAGTGGACAGAAAGTAACGAGAAACTGTTCGGATTTACCTTTACTGAAAAGGAGCTTCCGGTAACTACCACAAATTACTTTAGAAGCTACGCGGTATATGGCGGAGGTGTTCCTGATATGGAGGAAATCCCGGAGGAGAATTACTATATCTCCCTTGCAATGATGGCTAAATGTTTTGGCTATGATCCTGGCAGTGAGACATGGGCTCTGAAGGCACTTGCTGGGGTATATCCTTGTAGGCTCAACACAACCATGAAGAAATACTGTGACGAAAACAATGTCACATATTTTACGACCTATGCAAAGAAGAACATTACAAGTGCCAAGGGTGGCAAGGTTCTTGGAAATGAGTGGATTGATACCATCCGCTTCAGAGATTGGCTTCAAAATGATATGCAGGAAAGAGTGTTTAATCTGTTTGTACTTAATCAGAAAATCCCATATACAGATGACGGCATCACAGGAGTGGAAGGAAAGATGGAAGAATCGTTAAAGGCTGGTCAGGATGTTGGCGGCATTGCACCGACAGAGTATGACGATGATGATAACGAAATTCCGGGATACACAATTACAGTTCCAAAGTCCACAGATTTTTCGGATGCACAAAGAGCAGCCAGAGAGTTGACAGGGTGCAAATTCAAAGCCAAGCTGGCAGGAGCAATCCAGATAACAGAAATTGGCGGAAATCTTGTGTATGCGTAATGGAGGTGAAGATAAATGAGAGTAACTACTTACAATCCTAAAAAGGTGTCGCTTGCTCTTGGAAACCATATCGCAAGCGGCTTTGCTGATGATAGTTTTATTGCAATCGAGCCCGCTGGAGACGGAAACAGCTATGTTTCCGGTGCAGATGGAGAGGTATGCGTCAGCGTTGATCCGTCTTCTATCTATACAGTAAAGGTGTCATTGCTCCAGAATTCCAAGACCAACGCATACTTGAAAAAAATGTACGAGAAGATGAAGTCCTCTGGAAGCGGATTCTTCCCTGTGACAGTCAAGGATTTGGTTGGAAACGAGAAGTTCAGTGCATCCACCGCATGGGTGACAAAGCCGGCATCCAAGACCTACGGAAAAGCACAGAACAACAGAGAGTGGGAAATTGTTGTAGCTGATGGCAAAGAGAGTTAGGAGGATTAGGATATGGCAAGATTAAGACAGACAGAGCCGATGAAGGAAACGATCGGCGATTATAACTTTTATATCAGACCTTTTCCTGCCATGGTGGCTGCAAATCTGACAGGGGACTTAGCTTCAATGCTCACCCCTGTTCTTGCAGCACTCCTTCCGTTTGTTGGGAATGGCGATGAAGAGGGAGAAGGTGATTCTGACGGAGGGTTGATGGATATCGACGTGGAACAGGCAGCCTCCTCCATAGCAAAAAGCATGGAAGGTTTTTCGGGAAATAAGGTCGAGGCTATGATGCGAAAACTGCTTGTTACACATAAGAATATCGCAGTCGAGATACCGGTGTATGACGAATACGATACACCTACCGGAGAATACGAGCAGGAAATTCTCAGCATGGATCTTGTGAATGAGATTTTCTGTGGAGAGGTGCAGGATATGTTTATCCTTGCATTCTATGTTATCCGTCTGAACTTCAATGGTTTTTTCAAGAAACTCGCCGGCCGATTTGGAAAAGCAGGCGAGGATTTAGTGAAGAAGACGAGGAAGATATTGTAAAATATGGAACCTTAGACACAACGCAGTTTTCAGAATTGGAACTCCGTATGTACATATTGATTAAAGCAAAGATAGCTTCAAAGTTCGAGTTAGAGGAGTATTACACCTTAGACGAGGCTTTGAAGCTATATGCGTTATATCGGATGGATATGGATATCCAAGAAGGAAAAGCGGATGAATTGAAAGAAAGGAGGGGTTGAGATTGACAATAAGAGATATAGCTGTTGCTTTTGGATTTGAAGTTGACCAAAAAAGCGTAAGTTCTGCGGAAAGTGCCATAAAGGGAGTGAAAAGCATGGCAACCAAGCTGTTGGGAGCCATCGGAATAGGTTTTTCTATTGCCGGAATTGGCAACCTTGCGGAAGCTGCTGCAGATGCGGAAGCTCTTGAATCACAGTTTTCACAGGTGTTCGGAAATGTTGAGAAAGACGCGGAAGAAAAGCTGAATAAAATTGCTGACGATACCGGAGTTCTGGCGAATAGAATGAAAGGCAGCTTTACTCAGATAGCTGCATTTGCGAAGACAACAGGAATGGAAGAAGCGGATGCTTTGGGAATTGCCGATAGAGCAATGGTGGCTGTGGCGGATTCGGCCGCATTTTATGATAAATCCATTGAAGATACAACAGCCTCCCTCCAATCTTTTTTAAAGGGAAATTTCGCAAATGACGCTGCTCTCGGATTGTCATGTACAGAAACCACCAGAAATGCGGCTGCAAATGCCTTATATGGAAAGTCATTCACAGATTTGTCCGAGGCTGAAAAACAGCTCACATTATTGCAGATGGTTGAGGATGCCAATGCAGCATCCGGAGCATTAGGACAGGCGGCAAGAGAATCGGATACATGGACCAATCAGTTAGGAAATTTGAAACAGTCCTTGCAGGATTTAAAGGCTGCCGCAGGAAAAGGAATATTAAAACCAGCAGTACAGGCTTTAAAAATGCTAAATTCACTGACACAACAGGCTACTGCCGGTATTACTAAACTGACAGCGGAGGATGGTCTTCTTACAAGGTCATTCAATTCGCTGTTTTCTCTTGTAAAGAAATTAAAACCTTCCATAGACCGAATGATGCAGACATTACAAATCGGAGCATCAAAAGGTATCAGTATGGTAAAAGGTGTTGTTGATAAACTCGGAGGAGTTGATAAAGCACTGAAATTACTGGCCATAGTCGCTGGGGCTTTTCTTCTGGTCATGAATTGGTCCAAGATAGTAGAAGGTGCCTCAACATTCATTAAGTTATTATCGAAAATGAAAGGCATATTTACTGTTGCAAATTTGAAAATTCTTGCAATAGTGGCGGTTGTGGTATTGCTTGCCTTAGTTGTAGAAGATTTTATCAATTTCCTTTTGGGGAACGATTCTGTTATTGGTTCTATCTTTGATAAAACTGGAATTGGTGCAGAAAACGCAAGACAAGCAGTATTTAAGGCATGGAACAAAATAAAAGAATTTTTGATTAATGTTTGGGACTTCATAAAACAGGCAGCTGGTATGTTTGTGGACACTGTAAAAGGCTTCTTTGAAAAGCACTCTGAATCCATTAGAGCAAACTTTGAAAGAGCATGGGGAATCATAAAAACATTCCTGAGTGGAGTATGGACTTTTATTTCACAGCTGGCCGCCACATTGTTTGGTGAGACAGAGGACAGCATTGACGGATCATCAACGAGTACCAAAGATAAACTACTTGCGGTATGGCAAGCTATATTAGATGCACTTTCAGCGGTATGGGATGCCCTATATGAAGTTGGAAGTGCTATTTTTAATGCCATAGCAACTGTGATAGAAACTGTGTTCAACTGGATACAGGCATTTTGGAACTCTTGGGGCTCAACCATTCTTGCATGGTTCAAAACCTTGTGGGATTCGATTGGCGGTATTCTCAATGGATTTCTGGATATTATCAAAGGTGTTGCAAACTTCATTTCGTCGGTATTCACAGGCGATTGGGAAGGAGCATGGAATGCGATAAAAGACATCTTTTCTGGAATATGGGATGTTATTGTTAATATCGTGACTGCGGTATGGGAAACAATCAAAATGCTATTTCAGATGGCTTTGGCTGCGATAAAGGCAGTATGGGAGGCTATTTGGAATGGAATTAAATCCTTTTTTGAAGGAATTTGGAATGGAATTGTATCTTTCATATCTGGAATATGGAGCACTATTACAGGCGTGGTTTCGACAGCGGTTAATACCGTATATAGCACAGTTACATCTATTTTCAATGCCATCAAATCTACTGTGACAAGCATTGTAACTGGGATTAAGGACGCAGTGACAACAACCTTTACCAATATTGTAACCGGCATTTCAACAACTGTCGGTAAGATAAAAGATACTGTTGTGAATGGTTTTACAGCCGCTATTGACTGGATAAAAGGCCTTCCGTCACAGGCTTTACAATGGGGCTCTGACATCATCAGCGGAATTGCAGACGGAATCAAAGGTGCTATATCAAAGGTTACCGATGCGGTAAGCGGCGTGGCAGATAAAATCAAGTCGTTCCTGCATTTCTCCGTACCAGACGAAGGACCATTGACAGATTTTCAGTCCTGGATGCCTGACTTCATGGGAGGGCTTGCAGAGGGCATAGGAGACAGCGAGGATGCCCTGCTGGATAAGGTCAAAGGTGTTGCAAGCGGCATTTCTACACTTATGCAGGGGGCGACAGCAAATGTTTCCACCGCAGCGAGTGGAGCAGTAAGCAATACAAGCAATACAACGGTTACGCAGAACAATACATTTAACAATTCGTATTCCGGAAGTGATACACAGGCACAGAAGAATGTATCAAAAGGAATGAACAAATCGGCTCAAGATGCCACTACATATATGGCAAAAGGGCTGGCATATGCAAGGTAGGTGAAAAGGAATGGCGAGAAAACTACAGCCGGTCAGCGTAGCCGGAATTGAAGGGGATGCTCTTATCAGCGAGGATGTCAGTTATTCTGCTGACATTCCTGAGTATCCTGTTGAAAAGGGCTACAATGTTTCAGATACCATTATTCTGAAGCCGGTAGAACTTAGCATTACAATGTATATCAGTGACAGTCCTGCTACATGGAGATACCGCAAAGGTCACTCTCCATCAGCGGGCAGGACAAAGAAGATATGCAAAAAGTTGGAGGATCTGTATTTCAAGAGGAAACTGGTTAAGGTTGTAACAACTGACAAAATCTACACAAGCATGGGAATTACATCCATGACGATATCCCACAGTTCGGATATCGGATACGCAAGGCAGGTACAGATGTCTCTCAAAAAGGTGTATGTGACAAAGCGAAAAACAGTCTACATTCCAAGTTACATATTGCAGAGCGGGGACACAAAATCAAATGCCGGCACAGCCACTACATCTTCGAGCAGTTCATCAAGCAGTAGTTCGTCCAGTAGCAGCTCCTCAAAAAGTTCGAGCAGTTCATCAAAATCGAGCAGCTCCAGCGGGAAAAAGAGTTCTATTCTTTATGGGGTTGCAAGCAATTTAGGATTTTTGTAGGAGGTGCCGGATGATATATATTACAGTACCAGATATGAATGATAGCGTATCTTCAATTACGATTGACGAAAAGCAGTACCTTATCCGATTCACATATAACGGAACGGGGGATTATTGGAGTTTTGGTATTTCTGATAATGACGATAATCCGATTGTCACAGCCACAAAGATTGTTCCGAATTTTCCGCTGACACATTTCTTTAATTTTACGGATTTGCCAAACGGAATATTTGGAGCACTGTCGGATGAGGAAAGAATAACCAGGGAAACATTCAATGACGGAAAGGCAGAGTTTGTTTATATCCCCTGGTCAGAGGTAACGGAGGATTAGAATATGGCACAGAAAAATTTTATCAGAAAATACCTGATGAAAGCCGGAGTAATGAAAAGAAAAGGATTCCAAATCGGACAGACTTCCGAAGGTAATCCTCATGCTCTGCATATCAGCTTCAGCATAGAAAAATCTACTTCTGAAACCTCAAATACAGCAAAGGTGCAGATATGGAATCTTTCGCCGGCGAATTTGAAAGTCCTCGATACAAAGGATTGCGTTGTGGAACTGCAGGCTGGGTACACAGACCAGATTGCCCTTATTCTTGTAGGAAACATAGTTACTGTTACCACATCGATGGATGGAGCAGACAGATTGACGGAGCTGGAGGTTGTAGATGGAAGGGTGGCACTTCGTGACACATATATTTCCGTTTCATTTTCCGGAAAAGTGAATAGCAAGGATGTGTTTGAGTACATTGCAGGAGCAATGGGAGTGTCGGTAGTCTATTCCAAAGGGTGCAAGTTCAAAACTCTGCCGAATGGATTTAGTTTTGTCGGTGCTGCCAAGAATGCTTTGAAAAAATTATGCAAGACCTGTGGGCTTTCATGGTCTATTCAGAATTCGGTCTTACAGGTCAGAAAACCTAATGAACCTATAACAACTAGGGCGTACCTTTTAAGTGCCGATACGGGACTGTTAGACGTACCAAAGCGTATAACAATTTCTGCTGAGAGTGATGATTCCAGCGACAGTTCGAGCAGCACTACTTCTCAGATTGGGTATGAGGTCAGATATTTTCTGAATGGGGCAATCGGAGTGAATGATTATATCCGTTTGGAGAGTGATTCGGTCAGAGGATATTTCAGAGTGGACAAACTGAATATTGATGGAGATAATCTGGAGGGCGAGTGGACCTGTACCGCCCAAATCTTGGAGGTGAAGTGATGTTACAGGAATTTGTTGAACAGGTGGAAAAGGTTGCAAGGTCTGTTACGGAAGAAATGCACACTGCTATTCCGGGAAAGATTACAGCGTTCAACACTTCCACAGGGCAGGCAACAGTAAAGCCATACGGAACATATGTCACCGGAGCCGGAAAAAAGATGGCATATCCATCTATAACAGGAGTTCCGGTAATAATTCCACAATGCCAGTCAGCAAACATTCAGATAGCTTTTCCGATTAAAGCAGGGGATGATTGCTTGGTTATTGTGTCGGAGCAGGAATTGGATGCGTGGCTTGGAGGCGGCGAATCAGAAAATGATATGCGATTTGACTTGACAAGTGCGGTGGCAATTCCGGGACTTAGCGGTAAGAGTAGTGAAGCATTGAAAGAGGCTTGTTCCTCCGGGAATGTAATCATAAATAATTCCGGAACAAAGCTGGCTATATCAAAAACGAATGTTGAGGTTACAGGAAATCTCAATGTAAAAGGAAATATTACCTGCACAGGCAGTTATCCAAGATAGGAAGGAGGCGGGGATATGGATATTTTGCTTGATGAAAAAGGAGATTTGTATTTTAAGGAAACAGACATTGTCCTTGCCAATTCTGTACGGCAAAAAATAAAAATCCGATTAAAGTGGTTTTTTCAGGAATGGAGATGGGATGATGAAGCAGGACTTGATTATTTTGGATACATATTTGTAAAAAATCCAAACCTGGAACAGGCAAAGGAATTGATAGAGGAACAAATATTTAATGTCGATGAAGTAACGGAGGTCAATAATGTGTCCATAGAAATCGACAGTTTGAGCAGAAAGGCAGCAATCACATATGAGGCTGTCACAGACGAAGAAACTTTTAGAGATGAGGTGATTATCTATGGCTGATTATGGAGTGACAGATAACGGATTCGTCATAAAGAGGCTGGATGAAATCCTGGAGGAACTGCATACGGATTTGTCTGCAGAGTTTGGATTCAATACAAGACAGGATCCGCAGTCTTTTATAAATGTGCTTATCACAACTATTGGCGGCCAGTTATCGGAAGTATGGGAAACTTTGGAAAACAGCTATTATGCCAAGTACCCGTCAACAGCAGAGGGTGTCAATTTGGATAATGCTGTGCAGTATGGAGGAATCCGAAGAAGTCCAAACAAGTACAGTTATTATACCCTGCATTGTACCGGTGATGACGGAACAGTAGTAAGACAGGGAGCGACTGTGGCGACCAATACCGCACCACAGAGAAAGTTGGGTGCGGTAAGTGAGTTTGAGATTACAAGGGAAAGCTTCAACCGGGCATCTGTCCGAGTTGCGGCACCGAATAAAGGGGAAATATATTCCGTATCCATTAACGGAGTGCAATTCAGTTACACAAGCACAAGTGATGATGAACTAAGCATTATCAAAGGTCTGCAGTCTGTTGTGAAGCCGGAAGGATATACCATTTCGGTAAATGAAAGTGATGTTACTCTTGTTATAGAGGACGATACAGTTTCCAGAAGCGGAGTGCTGGTGCTGTCGGATAATCTGACAACATCAAGTGTTACTGTTCTGGCTGATTTTGCCACAGTTGACTATGGGCGGCTTATATTTCCAAATGGCACGATTACAGTTATGGTTACAAATATCAGCGGATTCAACTCTGTTGAAAACCTGATTATTCCGACATATGGGCGGTTGCAGGAAACGGATGTAGAACTGAGGCACTCCTATATAGCAAAATCAGCAATCCGATCAACAAGAATGATTGACAGTATATGCTCACAGCTGATCAACAATGTATCCAATGTGGATAGTGCCACAGGATATGAAAATGATACCGACGATACGGATTCAGATGGAAGACCTCCGCATAGTGTTGAAATTATCGTAGATGGCGGTGATGAAAAGGAGATAGCTGCTATTATTCTGGATAAGAAAGCGGCAGGAATACAGACATTCGGAGATATTACTGTAAATGTGGCTACCGAATACGGCGATTCCGTTCCAATCAAATTCAACCGACCGGAATATGTATATGTATGGATGAAGGTCACTCTGGATGCAGACAGTTCCTATCTGCCAACCAACTATGCAAATCTTACTGTGGATTCCATTATTGCAGATGCCGGGGAACTAAAAGCCGGAGATAATATGCTTTCACAGACATTTAATGATGGAATATATAGTGCGGTTGGTGGAGTGACATATGTAAATATCAAGTGTGCAACCACTACGGATAAGGACTATATACCAGGGGAAAGCGAATATACCAAAGTCAATGTGTCTGTCAACAGCAGGCAGAAAGTTGTAGTGACGGATACCAGAATCGAGGTGGTGTACAGTGGCCGTTCTTGATAATTGGATAAATGACCTCCCACAGCAGTTCCAAGGAAAGGAACGCATAGAGGGCTTGATAAGGGCTGTTTCAAAGCAGATTGAGGATTTATATAGGGTATGTAATCAACTTGACACTATGACAGACTTGTACAGTGCCAGCGGCAAGAATCTGGATATGGTCGGGGACATTATTACACTTACAAGAAAAGAGGCTGGTGTCCTTGCAGGAATTGATGTAGAAGATCCTGTTATCAGCGATGAAAGATACAGACAGTTTTTGAAACATAAGCAGCTCGTAAATACCAATGAATGC